GTGGTATTTTATCAGATACTGATTGGATGGTTATTAGAGAAGCTGATGGTGGTACAGCTATGCCAAGTAATATTAAAACTTGGAGAGCTAGTGTGCGTACAAAAGCTAATGATATGTGTACACAAATAGACAACGCATCAGACGTTGATGCTTTGGCAGCATTGTATGCTTACACTAATACTGGAACTGAAGAAAATCCAGTATATACAAGACCTCTTGGTGAGTTTCCAGAACTAAGCTAATGGAAGTATCGCCTTACATAATTTGGAATGTTTTAATAACTTTAGTACTTGCTCCTATCTGGTTTCAGATTAGACAAAATGCTACAGAGTTAAAAAGACAAGACATACTCTTAAATAAAACTCGTGAAGAGATAGCAAAAGAATATGTTACAAAATTTGAGTTACGTGATGATATGCAAGACATCATGGACAGAATAGAAAAAATAGACGAAAAACTTGACAAACTCTTTGAAGTTAAGTAAAATAGGTATATAGGATTTAACAATGGCTAATAAAAGAAAAAAAAGACAGAGAAGTTCATCACAAAGAATAGATTATACTCAAGGTGGTAGAGTTGGATATCAGGAAGGAACTGGTGTATCAGAACGAGGTGGTAAGTTTAAAGCTATTAGGAATGAAAGAGAAAGAGAAGAGCAAGAACGAAGAGATGAGCAAGAAAGGCAAAGAAAAGAAGCTGAAAGACAACAAGAAGCTGCTAATGCAGCAAAAGAAGCTGCTGGACCAACAGATAGAGAAAAAAGAATAGAAGCTATTGGTCCTAAAATAGAACAAGCTTCGGAAGGAGTTGTTCCTGAAGCTGCTATTATTAAACCTGCTGCTCAAGTAGGTGTAGACCCTGAAACTGGAAAGCCTATAAATTTAAAGCAAGAAGCTACAACAATGGCAGCTCCTACTACAGTTACTGCTGCTCCGGCTCAACAAGTCGCACCTGAACAAGTAGCTCAAGTTACAGACGTTGCAAAAGTAGAAGCTCCAAAGCCTATAGAAAGTGCACAAATGGAGGCAGCCACAGTATCTCCTGATGCACAAGTAGATTTTGCAACTGCACAAGTTTCGGATGAATCTCTTGCACAAGCTGCTGGAGTAGACAGAGTAGACCCTATTGAAGCTGCTCAAATAGAAATTATTCCCGGTGCTTTAACTGAAAGAGTTGTTGGAACTATTAGTGCTGATGCTTTAGCCCCAATTGTAGAAAATGTTGGAAGTTCTTTAGCAAAAGTTACACGAGCTAAAAAACAATTAGCAAATGCTGGTTTATCAGCAGAAGATATTGAAGAGTTAGGTAATGACCCTGAAGCTCTTGAAGCTAGGTTAATGGAGTTTAGCGAATCTGAAAGAGGTATTATTGAAGGATTGCCTGAAGAAGCTTTAGTATCTAATCAATTAAATAGTTTATTAAGTGGTATTGAAGAAGGTACAATTCCTGCATGGGCTAGACCGGCTGTAGCATCAGTTGAACAAATGTTAGCACAAAGAGGTTTAGAAGCTTCTACTGTAGGAAGAGATGCTTTACTCAATGCTATTATTCAATCAGCTATTCCACTTGCTCAGTCTAATGCTCAAGCTATACAAACAAGCGTTAGTCAACAAAAAACTATTGAAGCTAAAGAAGCTGAAGCCAACGCTGCTAGAGCACAACAAACTGCATTAGTAAATGCTAGTAATGTTTTTAAAATGGACATGGCTCAATTTAGTGCTGACCAACAAACTGCATTATCTAATAGTAAGTTCTTACAAACTGTAGGTATTAGTGAAGCTACAATGAGACAGCAAACAACTATTCAAGATGCACTTTTAATGTCTCAAGTTAATTTAGCTGAAGCAGACTTTTTTCAAAAAACACAAATACAAAATGCTCAAGCTTTTTTACAAATGGATTTAACTAATTTAAATAATGAGCAACAAGCAAATGTTTTAGAAGCTCAACAAACTCAACAACGTTTGTTAAGTAATCAATCAGCAACAAATGCTGCAAGACAATTTAATGCTGTTAGTGAAAATCAAACACAACAGTTTATGGCAAATCTTGAAGCTCAAGCTCAACAATTTAATTCTTCTCAGATTAATGCTATGAGTCAATTCAATACAGCACAAACAAATGCTGCTGAAGCTCGTAGAACTGCAAGAGAAGCTGATTTAAGTAAGTTTAATGCACAGCTTAGAACACAAGTTGACCAGTTTAATTCTCAACAAGACTTTGCAAGAAATCAATGGAATGCACAAAATGCTGCTGCTGTTGAAGCTTCTAATGTTCAGTGGAGAAGACAAGCTAATACAATTAACACTGCTGCACAAAATCAAATTAATATGCAGAATGCAATGAATGCATTTAATCTTAGTTCTCAGTCTTTATCTTTTATGTGGCAAGAACTTAGAGACCAAGCAGACTTTGATTTTAGAGCTGCAGAAAATGAAGAAAATAGAAAAGCACAAATTTTGGCAACAGCTATTGCAAATGAAGGTAAGTCAGGAGAAAAGTATGACGACTACCTAACAAACCTTGTAAGTACTTTAGGTAATTCTTATAGAGGTGGATTATTCGGAGGAGGATAAAATGGGATTTTTAAGAAAAGTTGGTAAAAAAATTAAAAAAGGAGTTAAAAAATTATTTGGCTCTAAGTTTGGTAAAATTATTGGTGGTATTGGTTTGTCTATGCTATTTTGGGGTGGAGCTTCTTCAATGTTTAGTGGACAAGGTTGGTGGAACGGAGTAGGAGATGCACTTAAAAATATGAATCCTTTTGCAAAACCTGATTTAACAAGTGCTGTTAATGAAGTAGGAACCGTAGCAACTGATACTGTTGTAGGTACAGGAGCAGACACTTTAAAATCAGAAGCACTAGCTGGAGCAGCCGAGTCTGTTAAAACAGGGATTGGTTCTAGTAGTACAAGAACTTTAACAGATATACCATTTAGTGAATTAGACCTTGGACAAAAAATTGCAAAAGCTGGAGTAGAAACAGCAGAATTTTTAACACCTGCAAGTCCAAAAGAATTTGCAGGGGACATAACTAAAGGAGCTTTGACAGCTTTAGCTGTTCAAGCTGCACAGGGCACACCAGTAGATGAAGGTGGATATGGTAATGTTCAACCTAACATTGGTGGAGCAGGTGAGCCTCCTCAAGCAGCAATTTTAGCAGAAGTTCAAAATCAAATACCTCAATTAAGTAATGTAAATACTTTTCAAGATTTAAATAGACAAGTATTATATGGTACATTAGACCCTCACTTTTTATCAAACTTTTCTAACACAGGATAAATTATGACAATTTCAGAAAAAGCAACAAACTTTATGGGTGAAAGTTTAGCAAGAGGCAAATCTTTACCCGGACAGTCTTTAACTAATTCACCTGACCAACCTTACAATTGGGAAAGACCTGTTGAGTTTTCAAATCCAAAAGAAACAATGATGTATGTATTTGAAAATTTAACAGTTCCTGAAACAACTGCTAATATTTTATTATCAATTAGTAATGGTGTTGGTGTAATTGATATTGCTTCAGTTGTTTTGTATACTGGATTTTTAGAAGGTAAGTGGAATCCTGATTTAATGTTAATATTAATGGAACCAACTATGTACATGATTATGGCATTAGCAGAAAAAGCAGAAATTGATTATGTGCTTGAAACTGGGGATGATGATGAGCCAAAACAAGTAGACCCTGATAAACAAGTTAGTGAAATAGAAGAGGGTATTAGTAGCTTAGAAGCGTTAAGAAAAAAAGCAGCAGCTAGAGTAAACCCACAATCTGTTCCTACTGAAATTAAAGAAGCAGTTAAAAAGGTTGAAATACAACCAAGTTTATTAGAAAAAGTACAAACAAATCAAACAAAAAGTTTATTAGATAAAGAGGTATAAAATGGCAACTCCAGATTATTTAAAAAGTTTATTAGGTAAAAGTGGTGCAGGATTTAATGTTGGTGATATAATAGGAACATATTTAACTAGCACTGGTAAAAGAAACAATAGAATGAGAAATATCTTAGGATTAACAGCTTTGTTTGGATTAAGAGAAGACAAAATGAAGTTTAACGCTATAAAAAATTTAGAAGAGTCTGAAAGAAATAAAGTTTTTGACCAAGCAAAAGTTAACAAACGATGGATGGCTTATGATAATTTAATGAAAATAGATGAAGAGTATAGAAAAAATCCAAATTATTTTACAGTTTTAGGAGAAGCAGAGTTTGCTAAAATAAATCCAAATTTTGATTTAGGCACAGAAGATGCTAGAGAAAAAAGAGCAAGAGAAATTAAAGAATGGGCAACATTTGAAGAAAACTTACATAAAGAAAAAATACAAAATCCAGCGTTTAACATAAGTGACCAACGTATGAGTAAAGAAGAGTTCTTTAAACCTTTCGAGGATTATTATGTTTCTCAACAAGAAGCTATAACAGCTCCAAAAGAATTAAGTATTGTTCATAAAGCTTGGGATTTACTTGGAGGTAAGAAAAAAGATGAATTATCTCCTAAAGAAATTGAAGCTAAGAAAAACAAAGCTTTACGAGGTTCGTTTGGATTTTTATTAGACCCAAGAGAAGTTAATGATACTGCTAAAATTGAATTGTTTAGAGACCCAAATGCATTTACTTTAACAAAAAACGAAGCTACATTTAGAGTTATTGAAACTGTTAAAGACCCTGACTTACAAAGAAGTATAATTAGAAAGTTAGATAAACAAAGTTATACAACGAACGAATTACAAGCAGCAGTAATTGTTGGCTCAACAAACTTTGACCCATTAGTAGAAAAATCTATTCTAGCTCAAAATAGATTTGAAAGTAATTGGAAAAGAGAAAATCCGGGTAAATCAATTCCAACAAATAAAGACCCTGATTACATTGATTATGTTTTACGAAGAACAAATTATATTGAAGAACAAACTGGTCAAGGTGATAAAGATACTATTGCATTACGTAAGAAAATTTACTTACTTGAAGACTTGAAAAATAAAGGATATGATGAAAAAGACCCTGTAATAAAATCTTTAGAATCTGAAATAAAAATAGCTGGTATTGATAAAGTTCGATTAACATTATTTAATACAATTACAGCAGAACTTGCAGACCCAGAAACTCAATCGTTTTTAGAAAAAGAGGGTATACCAGAAGAAGAATATGCAGAAAATAAAATGACTGACTTTTTAAATATTTATAGTAAAATATTTGATTAAAAAATATGGCAGAAAATAATAACAATAGTCTTTTTGACAAACTTTCATATGCGTTTCCGGTAAAAGGAAATTTATATCGTAGATTAACTGACCAACAAAAAGATGAAATTAAAAGATTTACTGGAAAAATAGGAACATCAACTGTAAGAGGAGCAGTTGAACTTGGTAGAATGTTAACTGAGCCCGGTTCATTTCCATCTAGACGTGAAATGGAAACTGGACAGTTTAGGTCCAGAGAAGAAACAGAAAAGTTACGAGAAGATAGATTAAAAAGAATAGAAGCTGTTGAATCTAATTTTTTTGAGCCAATTTACAGAAAGTTAGTTGGTGCTGATAATGTTGAAAGAAGTGAACGTGGTGATTATTCTGTTGCTGTTATTAAAGACCCTGAAGACCCAGTTCTTGATATTGCTAGTGACGTTGGAGAAATTGCTGCAAATATTAGTCTTGCTGGTAAAGTAACAAAAGGTATCCAAACAAAAACAAAATTTCAAAAATTTTTAAAAGATTTAGGTACAGGAGAAGCAGGATTTCAAGTAGCTTTTAACCCGTATGACGATGAAAAATTTTTTCCTCAACTTATTGGTAATTTAATTACTGAAGATGATGGTATTCTAGGTGATTTAAAAACTTATTTAGAAGCTGACCCTCAAACAAAAAGTCAACTTGAAAATCGTATAGATTTATTAGCAGACAGTATTTTATTTGCTGGAGGATTTGCTGTTGCTGGTGCTGGTATTAGAGCTGGTAAAGAACAATTTGATAAATTAGAATTTAGAAAACAATTTAAAACTTATTTAGAAAACATTGGCTCTAAAGGCAAAGAAACTGTTGATAATTTTTTAAATAGAATAACAACTTTTAGAGACATGGATGCTACACAAAAAAGAGCAGCATTATATCACCGACAAAAAAATATTGAAGAAGGTAAAGTTGTTGGTATAGGAGACATGAAAGCTTTAGAGCCTTATAAAGGAACTAAATGGTTAACTAATACTAATTTACAATTTAGTGAAAGTCCTATACTAAGAATGCTAGATAATTTTAGAACAAAACTTTTTAGTACAAGAGGTGGTAAACCTAGACAATTACACGAAAAATTTTTACGCACAGAAAATTTAAAAGAAAAATGGTCAGATGAAATTAATAATACAGCTTTTAATTTAGAATTAGCAATTGATGATATTGTTGAAAAAGTAGGTAAAAATAAAGAAGATTTATTAGATGATGTAAGTAGAGTTTTATTTTGGGATAGAAGAAGCCCAACTCTTGTTACAAGTAGAGGCACAAGTATAGGACAAACTCAAGGTGCTGGATTTGAAAAAGCATTAAAAAAACTTCCAGAAGAATTACAAGAACCAGTTAGAAAATTTAGAGACTTACAAGATAATTTAAGTGTTAAAATGTTAGAAACAGATTATTTAACAGAGACACAGAGAAAAATTTATACGGATAATCTTGGTTTTTATGTACGAAGGTCTTATAAATTATTTGAAGACCCTAACTATGTACCTACTCCAAAAGCTTTAAAAGAAGCTGAAGATTATTTAAGTCAACAATTATTACTACGAAATCCAAATTTAACACCTGATGAAGTAAAGCTACGAGTTGCTGCTGATATTCAATTAATTTTAAAAGAAAATATGAGCTCTGCTAATTTTGGTTCAAGCTTAGAAAGATTTGATAAAATTAGAAAAAGTATTTTAAATGGTAGAAAAGATATACCACCAGAAATAAGAAATTTAATGGGAGAAATGGATAATCCTATTCAACAATTAATTCATTCAACAACTAAATTAAGTAGACTTTATGAAGATGCTAAATTTTATGATATAGCTTATAATGATGGTTTAGGTATTTATTTTAGAGAGAATGCAGAAGGTGCTTTTAGACAAGAACTACCTGCTGGATATGGAAAACTATCAGGAACTTACACTACTCCTGAGTTGGCACAATATTTTTCTAACTATAAAAAGTTTAGTCAAGAGTTATTAGAAAGTGAAAAGTTTGGAATTGGAAGTTTATATAAAAATACTTTACTTTTAAAAGGTTTATCTCAAGCAGCTAAAACTGTTTGGAGCCATACAACTCATATAAAAAATATGACTGGTGGAGTTCAAATGTCTTTAGCAAACGGTATTAATGTTTTTAGTGCTAGTGCAACTAGATATATACGTCAAGTTTTAAATGCTAAAACAAGCAACGATTTAGAATTACAAAAGTTTCACGAAGAACTTTCTGGTAGAGGCTTATTAAACAAAGGTGTTATTGCAAGAGATTTACAAGGATTAGCAAATGATGTAGCTAAAATTAAAAAAGGAGCTGTTGTTGGTAAAATTGATTGGCTTTTAGAAAAAATGCCAATACCTTATTATTCTTTTAAAAAAGGTAAGTTTCAAGTTACATCTCCAAAAGGTATAGCAGGAGAGGCTCAAAATAAATATATTGCTCAAGATGATTTTTTTAAAATTAATATGTATATTCGAGAGCAACAATATTTAAATAAATTTAATGATGCATTACCTAATGATTCAAAGTTTGATTTTTATAGATTTAATCAAGAAACATTAAAAGATGAAGCAGCTTTAATAACAAGAGATGTTTTACCTAACTATGATTTAGTTCCTGAAATGTTAAAAGATTTACGAAGAACTCCTTTCTTTGGAAGATTCTTTTCTTTTATGGCAGAATCAATGAGAATATCTGTTAATAGTATTAAACGAGGAATTAATGAAGTTAAATTTGGAAATAATTTAGTAAAAGAAGGAGCTGATGAAGCTGGTAATATAGTTAAAAATCGAGGATTACTAAGGCTTGGAGCATTTACAACAGTTGCTGGAGGCACAGCAAAAGCAGTACAAGAAACATCTAAATTCTTAGCTGGTATTGGAGGAGATGCGTTAGATGCTATAAAAGATTTCTTACCTGATTATATGAGAAACTCTAATGTTACTGTTTCAGTTGCACCCGATGGCACACCTATGATAGGAAACTTTAGCTCATGGGATGCTTATGATTTTCCAAAAAAACCATTACAAGTTTTAATTAATAGAAACTTAACAGACCCTGATGTTGATGAAGAAGGACTTGTTAAAGATGTTTTAACAACATTAACAACAGAAATGATTTCACCGTTTTTAGGTGAATCTATTATTCAAGAACAAATTAGTAATTATATTTTAAGAGGTGGTAGAAATCTTGATGGTAATTTAATGCGTAATCCATTTGATAAAACTATGAGATTTGATGATAGTCAAGATTACATTAACAATATTACTAATAAAGATAACTTAACTATATTTATGGCTAATCTGTTAGAGTCTATAACTCCGGGTACTATAACAAGAACTACTGATTGGATAGACACTATCGGAAAAGAGCAAACTCCTTTTGACCAAGATATTTATCCTGCTGAATCTTTTATAAAATTTTTAACAGGCTACGGAATGCAGCCAATGAATAAAGAATATTTAGAAAATATTTATACATTTAAAGCTAATGATTTACTTAAAGTAAAATCTAAAAGACGTAGAAGATTGTTTGATGGTATAGAAGAACCATTAAATATAGATACTTTTACAGATAAATATTTAAAAGAAAACTTTTTATATTACAGAGACTATGCAAAATTTCATAAACTAAGTAAGTCTGCTGATGTTTTAAATTTAAATACTATTAAATTATTAAAAGATGCTGGAATGAGCAAAATAGATAGAGTAGATTTTATTACAACAAATAAAACTTATAGTCCGTTAGGTATAAGTGAAAGTCTAAAAAGTGAATTGCTTGAAAAAGCAAAAGACACAAACGACTATATTGATGTTTTAATAGATATTAGAGCTATTGATGCTCAACTAAGTAATTTACCTGTAATTTTTGACCCTGAAAATTATAAAGGTCAACAAGAACTTATTGATGAAATTAAAGAAGAATTAAGAAAAGACCTTGCAGAAGGTGGAGAAGTTCAAAAAGAATTTCCAGTTCCTTTTGTTAAGATAGACCCAAAAGAAAGAGAAAGTGATGATTTGGGTGGTATAAGTTATGCTGAACAAATGAATAGGTTAGGTTTTAAATCTGGTGGAAAAGTATTACCTACATTAACTTTTAGTGATGGTGAAAGAACATTAACTGAAAAAGAATATAATAACATGTTAGCTATTAATGAATATTTAAAAGGTAAAGGATATAGAAAAGAAGCAAGGGCTGGAATTTTAGGTAATATAAATATAGAAACTGGAGGAAGCTTTAGTCCTAAACAAATAGAAAATGCAAAAGATAAAACATTAGGTTATGGTATTTTTCAATTAACTGGTAAAAAGAAAGACTATGATAGGTGGATGAAAGAAAATAACTTTAGTGTCGAAAATACAGCAGAATTACCAATGCAAATTGAATATATGCATGAAACTATTTATGGAAATAAACTAACTGGCAAAAATATAGGTAGAGAAATTGGACCGGGAACAGCAGCTAGATTGCAAAAAAGTTTTGCTACTGGTACAGCAGAAGAAATAGCATTAGCTTTTAGTAATGACTGGGAAAAACCAGAAGTTCCTCATAATGAAGCAAGACAAAAATCAAGCTCTACTCTTTTTAATTTAATACCATAATGTTACTTTATACAGAAAAACAATTAGACGTAGCGTACAGAATAGATTGTAAATCTCGCACAAAATGTAATGAGCCTTGGTTGTTAAGAGAAAATTTTAGACCACTATATGAAAGTTTATTAGAAGCTTATATGTTAGCTCATAATAAAGATAATATTTTAGGTGAAGAAATACCTGAATATTTAATAAATTCTGTAAATGAATTACTTGAATCAACTTTAACACTGGATAAATAATATGTTCCCATTTGAAATTATAACAATGCTTGGCTCAACTGTAATTAGTAGTTTACTTAGTCTTTGGTCTCAGCGTATAAAAGCAAAACAAGACGAACAAAAAATGCTTATTACTCGTGGTGAGTTTCAATTAAAATCAGTAGAGTCTGCAAGAAATGTAGAAAACGTAGGTTTTCAATGGACCAGACGTATTATAGCATTATCTTCAATATTTGCAATCGTCATACTGCCTAAATTAGTAGCAGTTTATTATCCAGATGTTGATGTAACAGTTGGCTATACTGTATTTAATCCAGGATTTTTATTTTTTACAGATGGTAGAGAAGTATTTGAATGGATAACTTTTAAAGGTTTAGTAATAACACAGCTAGATACCAACCTAGTATCAGCTATTATTGGTATGTACTTTGGTGGTAGCTTAGTTAAAAAGTAAGAGGATATTATGCAAAACAATATGGGTGGCTTTAGTGGAGACATGGACAGAAATGAGGTAGAAATTGACCTTAATAAATTCATGGCTTTGCTACAAGAAAAGTCAGAGCTAAAAGATAGAATAAGAGAGTTAGAAGATGAAAAGAATGACAACCCTTATCAAAAACTTATCTTTATTGCTCAAGCTGTAGATAGCTGGAGAATCATACCTAGAGCTTTTCTAAGTATTTATATGTATCTTTTATACTATGTTACATTTTGGTTTATGGGATTAGAAGACCCAACAATGCAACAATCAGGATTAATATCAGTAGTAGTCGGAGCAGGTGCTGCTTGGTTTGGTTTATATACTAATAGTTCTAAAAAACCCGGAGGAGAAAAGAAGTGAAAAAACTAATGTTATTAATGCTATCGTTAGGATTAGTTAATGTTGCGTATGGTCAAGATGGTACTCAATATAATGAGGACAATGCATTAACAACAGTTAATACTACAACCACTACTAACACAAACACTAATAATAATACTAACAATAATACTAATACTAACACAAATACTAATAACAATACAAATGTAAATACTTCAACTAATAACAATACTAATGTTAATACTTCAAGTAATACAAATGTAAATACTTCGACATCTTCTAGCACGTCAAATAATAATAATACTAATACAAATATAAATACTTCTACTTCTACATCTACTGTTAATTCTACAGTAAATCAAAATGTAAATAATACAAATAATTCTACAAGTAATAATACAAATACAAATACTAATACTAACATTAATTCATCTACGTCAGAGTCTAATGTTACGACTGATAACACAAATACAAATATAAATAATACTAAATCTGATAATACTAATAGAAACATTAATGAGTCTAACTCTACCCAAACAATCAATCAGAATGTCAAAAGCAAAGCACCCCCTGCTTCTGCTATTGCCCCATCTATAATGTCTTACTCACAAGACTTATGTACGGTGGGTCGTTCTGGTGCGTTTCAAGGGCAAGTATTTGGTCTTTCAACAGGTAGTACTGTTACTGACGAGAACTGTGAACGCTTAAAACTTTCAAAGTATCTCTATGATACTGGGATGAAAGTCGCTTCAGTTTCTATACTTTGTCAAGACCCAAGAGTATTTAAGGCTATGGAAATGGCTGGTACTCCTTGCCCTTACCAAGGTAAAATAGGTAAAGAAGCAACACTAGCATGGGCTGCTAATGCTTCTAAAAGACCTGATGCAAAAGACCAAGAAAAACTTTTTATAAAACAATGCACAAAGGAAAAAAATCCTAATCGAGATAAAATTAATAGAGATGTTGTTGGTGCAGTAAAAGTTATTTACACAAGAAAAACTAAAACTAAAGGTCAATGCAAAAAAGAATTTTATGCTACGCAGTAGCGTGTCTCTTAAGTCTTAATGTCTTTAGTCAGTATATCTACGAAGGCAATCAAGCTTTAATAGATTTAACTAACGAATCCAATACTACAAACTTAAATGCTGGAGACGACCAGTTATCGTCTGCTTTTAATTTAGATTTTACTTTTAATTTTTATGATAAGCAGTTTACATCTGCTCGTATGGCTACGAATGGATGTCTTCATTTTGGGTTAGGCACAGCTAATATTAATTATAATAATTACTGTGGTGACTACACACCTGACCCACTTCCACAATATAACTACACACTTTTTCCATTCTGGACTGACTTAATTAGAGACAGCAACTCTAAAATGTTAGCAAAAAACTTTAATGATAAAACAGTTTTTGGTTGGTATAATATGCGTGAGTATAATCGTAGTGGCTCTGATAACAGTTTTGAAGTTATACTTTGGACCAACTCTACATTTGATTTTAGATATGGTGAGTTAGATATTAATAGACATGATGTTCTTATCGGACAACAAAAAGATTCAGATACTTACTATCAATATTTGTTTTATGATGAATGTAATACAGGTACAACAAACTTATCAAGCTGTGTAAATGTTGATTGGAATAATTCTACATTTAATACTTTATTAGAAAATGGTGGTTCACTGTATGGCACAAGTGTAACAATTGACTGTAGTAATCCACTAAATGATGTAAGTTGTGCAGGATATTGGGATGCTTATGATGATTTACAGTGTGACTTAGACCCACAGTATGGTCCTTTCTGCCCCGGGTATAGGCAAGAAATTGATGTTGGATATTATCAAGAAGAAGAATATTTTGACTATGGTTATCAAGAAGAACTTTTTGACTATGGTTATGAAGAGTATGACATGTATGACGTTTTTGAAGAGCCAATAATTTTTGAAGAATACATTTTTGAACAACAGTATGACGTTTTTGAAGAGCCTGAATTTATATTTGCAGAAGAAATAATATTTGAACAGTTACAACCATTAGAAGAATTTATAGAACCTCTGCCATTCATTCGTGATGAAGAAGTCTTTATACCTATTGAAGATTTAATGATTGAAGAGTTTGTATTTCAAGAAACATTTATTGAAGAAGTGGAGGAGTGGTTTGAGGAAGAGACAATTGTGGAAGAAGAACTTGCGTATGCAGAGGAGCCGGAAGAAGAACTTATTGAAGAGATTGTTGAAGAAGAAGATGAGATTATAGAAGAGGAAATAGAAGAAGAACTTGTTGCTGAAGAAAAAAGTTCTAGTTTAACAAAAGAAAAAGCGTTAGCTGTTGTTGCATCTACAATTAAAACAGCAAGAGAAAGTGTGTATACAACAACGGGTGGTAACACCTCAACTAATTCTAGCTTTTCTACGTCTAGTTCAACATCAGCTAGTTCAACAGGAAGTATTAGTAATTCGCCTAGTATATCTGACCAGTTTTCATCTTCAACTGCACAAACAAATCAGTTGTTAGATATGAGTACAACAGTCACAGCTACGACAACTTCAACAACCTCAGTAGATTCTAGTATCAGTTCAACTACGAGTACAACATTTAGTTCTAACACCAATACAAGTAACAGTCTTCAAAATCAAATTGATATATCTGTTTCTAGTGGTGGGGATACAGATGCTGAACAGTTAGTAGAAAATATTATAGCACAAAACTTACAAGCTGCACAAGAGGATGTACAGGCTAAACAAGAAGAAACAGGTCAATATGGCTCAGAAAATACTATTATAGCTTACATGGGATTTGTACCTAACTTTAATAACTATAGATTAGTTACAGTACCTGACCAAGAGGTATGGTATGAACCTACAATTTTATACGCAGATAATATGCTAACAGATAATATAGAAGGCTTTTATCAAATGGCAGGTCAAAGTTTAGAAAAACTAGCTGAAATGAAAGAATTACAACCACCATTATAATATGAAAATACCACAACAAACAAACTTGTTATTAAACAAACCAAGAGATGCATCACCTGAAGAGTTTTTACATTGGCAAGAAACTGAATTAAAATGGTGGGCAGATAAACAAATGAATATTGTAACTATTATGTCTGTGGTGCAAGTTACAATGTTTGGTTTGATGTTGTTATGTTTTCACATTATTTCATTAGAATTTTAATGGCATATTCAAGTAAAGTTGTAGATAGATTTGAAGGAGTTTTAAAAAACCCTGAAAAGTATTCAGTGGGTAGATTTGACCCTAAAGATTTAGATGTGGGTACTGGAATGGTTGGAGCTCCTGCGTGTGGAGACGTTATGAAGCTTCAGATTAAATGTAAGTTGCAGGGCAACAGACATATTATTGATGATGTAAAGTTTAAGACTTATGGATGTGGGTCAGCTATAGCATCAAGCACTATGTTTGTTGATATGTTAAAAGGAAAAACTATCGAAGAAGCTATGGAAATAAAAGATAAAGACATAGCAGAATCATTAGAGCTACCACCTATAAAATTACATTGTAGTGTGTTAGCAGAAGATAGTATAAAAAAAGCCATAAGTGATTGGCAGAATAAACAAAACGGAGAATAATATGGATTGGTTACAAAATAAAACAACACAGTTTATTGCACTGATGGGTATCATTGGAACTCTTGCAGGGTTTGGATACACTGGTGCAACCTATGTCAATAGGATAGAAAACTTAGAATCAAAAGCTCAACAAGCTAAAGAAACTGATGATGGTTTGGGTGAGATTGAAAAAAGAATAGAAGCTTTAGAAACTTCTGTATCTTACATAAACAAAACTATTGATGAAACTATTTTATTAAAATTAAACAATATTGATGCAATAAAATCTGATATATCAGGCATGAAAGCTGATATCGAAAGTGTAAAAACCGACATTAAAATATTTAAAGAAGAAAATAAGAATCCTTTAGCCGGATAGACTTGACAAACTAAAATTAGAGTATATAATATAGGTGTATCGGAGAGAAACTATGACCTTATTAGATAAAATTTGTTGGGGATGTCTATCATTTTGGACAGGTTTAGTGTTATACTTTTCGTTTGTCTAAGCATCCATTTTTCTAGCATTTAAATGAGCTTCTAGTTCGTTATGAATTTTATCTAACTTTGATGTTGTTTCTCTAACTACAACATTAAGTGTTTCAAATTCTTCTGTAGTTAAAAAAGTTTTAAGTTTTGAAATATCTGTTCTTGTTCTTTCAGTAACAAGTTTACCTGTTTTATCAAAAAATAAAGAGTAACTTACAAGCTTTGCTTCGGTTCGTTTATTTTTGCTCATCACCAATCCTTGCAAAACTTATTTTATCTTGCCTACCACGTAGTCCTGCTTTCATGTAAGAAGTAGCACGACCTTCAAAAAAGTTCTGATGTTCAACACCCATCACTTCATCCAACCATTCTAAAGGATTATCTCGTTGGTCATAGTTTGTTTTAAGACCAAGCTGAAGTAATCTTCTATCAGCTATGTATCTATTGTAAGCATACATATCTTTCTTGGTAAGACCTTCAAGGTCTCCCATATCAAATACTAAGTCTAAAAACTTGTCTTCTAGTTCTACCATCTGTCTACAGATTTCATATATTTCTTTTTTGAAATCATCTGTCCATATCTCTATGTTCTCTTGAATAAATTCTCTAAATAATTTAGTCATTGCTTCTACGTGCATAGATTCATCACGGATAGAATAGGTTACTATTTGTCCCATACCTTTCATCTTACCAAACCTTGGAAAGTTTAACAAGATTGCAAAGCTACTAAACAACTGTAATCCTTCGGTAAAAGCTGAATAAACTGCTAACGTTTTTGCAATACTTTTTTTATCTTTTTTTACAGTCTTAATATTGTGCACATAATCATGTTTATCTGCCATTTCCTCATACTCTGCAAAAGCTTTATATTCTATTTCAGGCATACCAACTGTATCAAGCAACAAGCTATAAGCGTGTTGATGAATAGATTCCATGTTAGCAAACGAGCCCATCATCATACGGGCTTCAGGCTTTTTAAATATACGCATGTATCTATCAACGTAACCTGCACCAACATCAACATCAGATTGTGTAAACAGTCTAAATATTTGTGTAAGTAAATTTTTTTCTTTATCAGACAACTCTTGCCAATCTTTCACATCTGTATGTAGTGGCACTGACTCCGGCATCCAATGCATTTGATTTTGTAAAACGTAATAATCAAACATCCAAGGGTTATCGAATGGTTTGTAATAATCTCTTGTGTCTAGTAAACTCATATTTCTTCCTCTTCTTTTGGTAAATAAACTACGACAAACGAGCCACAGTTTGAACAACTTAAATTAGTTTCCATGCTATATTCTGAATCTTCATGTTCTATATCATGGTCTCCACCCCATATTAATTCTGTATCACAATGCCAACACTTCATAAAAACTCCTATCTAAATGGTTTAATATCCTGTATCCATGTAACTAAGGACCATCTTTCTCCTTTAGTAACTGGTGTTATTTTATGTAATACATAACTTGGAAACATTGTCATATCTCCAACTTCCATATGTATTGGTCTATCTGCTCCTTGTTTTAAGACAAGTTCGCCACCATCACAATCATTAGATAATAATACAGAGACAGATATTTTTCTGTTTGCATAAATACCATTACCTATGTCTGTATGCCAATCATAATGATGTCCTTTTTTATAATGTAGTAGTTGTAAATTATCAAAAATTCCTGCTATGTCAAAATTAAAATGACTATTGTTGCATTCCTTAACAGCATCAAAAATTATTTCATATAGATAATTATATTCAGACGAAGCAGGTATAGGATATACATCTACTTCTCGCACAGAGTTAACTTTTGTTGACTTATCAGTATTACTATGTACTTTACCTGTCCACTTCTCAATATTTTTAGATATGTTTTTAATTTGTACACACTCTGTTTCTGTTAAAAAATGATTTACATTAACAAATGGAGCAGGTTTTTTGTTTACTGGTTTTTCTATATACATATTATCCCTCACAAGCTATACATTCAACATCATCTAGTTTAATACGTTGAACTTTAGTATTAACATTTTCTGCATTACGAGCAGCATTAGTTCTAAAGTAATATAAAGATTTAAGTTTGTTCATACCATACCAGTGTACATCATTAACATATTGCATATAATCATCATGTATTTCTTGTGGCTCTGTAGCTTTTGGAAGTGTAAAGAAAAGATTAACTGACTGTGCTTGACAAATAAACTCTTGTCTTTTTGAGGCATGTTCGATAACCCACATTTGGTCTATCTCAGTTGCAGTTTTAAATATTTCTTTTTCTTCATCTGTAAGAATATCTAAGTGTTGAACTGAGCCATCATTACCTGCAATATCTTTCCAGACTGCATTTAATTCTTTTTTATTTAAACCTTTACTATTTAATATTTCTTCTAAGTATTTGTTTTTGACTTGGAAGGAACCGGATAAAGTTTTGTGCGTATAAACGTTAGCCCTGTATGGCTCAATCGAAGGAGATGTCCCACCACATATGATGCTAGAAGAAGCATTAGGTGCAACAGCGAGAAGATGAGCATTACGCTTACCACTACCACTGATATCAGGTGACTCACCACGTTCATCAGCAAGTCTTTCAGTTGCTCTAGTTGAATATTTTTTAATGTGCTTAAACGCTTTGTGATTAAATCCCGTAGCAAATATACCCTCGAAAGGAATGTTGTTTGACTGTAAGTACGAATGGAATCCCATTGCACCAAGACCCAACGACCTTTCTCGGTAAGCTGAGTACGCAGATTTAACAAAACCTTCTTTACCGGGCTTGATATGTTTTTGAAATCTTTTAAAGTTTGCATTATATTCTCCTAAGTTATTGGTGTCAACAGCGTTATCAATATAATGTTGAAGCACGTTGTCAAGCATAGTAATTAAATCATCAATGAACATTGGATTTTCAGACCAATCATCAAAGTATTCTAAGTTTACAGAAGATAAACAACAAACTGCTGTTCGTTCTTCATTAGTCGGTAAAGTAATCTCAGAACAAAGATTGCTCTGTTTGATTTCTAAACCTAAATCTTTTTGTTCTTTGGGTAAAGCTTCATTACATGTATCTATATTTATCATGTAAGGCTCACCTGTTTCTGCTCTTGCATTTATAATTTGCCACCATAAATCTCTAGCATTTACAATTTTTGTAGGTTCTTTAGTCTTAGGGTCTATTAATCTAAAGTCTGCATCTTCTTCAACAGCTTTTAAAAATTCATTGGTAATATTAATACCATTGTGAAGATTAAGATTCTTACGATTAATATCTCCACCAGATTCTTTACGCATGTTAATAAACTCTTCTATCTCCGGATGAGATATATCCATGTAAGCAGCATAAGAACCACGTCTTGTAGTGCCTTGATTAAAGGCTAACATCTGTGAGTCTACGACATGAATGAAAGGAATTGAACCAGTAGAACGACTGCCGTGAGTAGTAGATATACCGTTACTCCTAATATCTCCCCAAAATCCACCAATACCTCCACCTGAACTTGCCAACCAAATATTCTCGTCATAGTGAGCAGATAAACCATCCCTACTGTCAGGTACATAATTAAGGAAACAGCTAATAGGAAGCCCACGACTTGTTCCCCCGTTACTAAGTATAGGAGTGCTAAACATGAACCAACAATTGGAACTGTAGTGATAAAGCCTTTGAGCCAATTCAAAATCTGTGTGACCTTTGTATGTTGCTCCGAAGACGGATGCTCTTGCGAATGCTTCTTGTGCATGTGTTTCATTCTCCCATAAATATCTATCTTTAATTGTATCTAAACTAAACTTGTCTAATAGTCTTTCATTACTGTAATTAATTTTTATACCAAGGTATTCCTTGATACCCACTTTGTCTTCAATCATTCTGTGACTCCTTATCATGAATGTGAAGCATAATTATACCATAGTGTAATATTTTAAGCAAGTCTTTTCTATTCTTACCATCTTTATTACCATACCTTTTAGCATACTTTAAAATATTGCCCATACAAAAACCTTCACCATGACCCGAATCAATGATTACATCAGTGGCTTGATACTTATCTGAAGCATAGTGCTCACCATATGTATCATTAATATAGTATTTTAATTCTAAAATTAATTCTCGTTCATTAAATTTATAATCCATTTGTTCTCCATTCGTTAGGTAAAGTATCTACACTATACCATTTAAAATTATTTTTTTCAGCCCACTCAGCGTGAGTTCTTTTAGTTCCGTCTTTTCTTCGTTTTGCTTGTGGCATTGGTGCATAAGGACTCAAAAATAAAAATACTAATTCTTGGTTTGATTGTAATGCTTTTCGTATCCAAACATATTTATTATACTCTTGATAATCCCAAAATCTTCCTTTTGCTTCAAGTAAATATTCTATATTGTTAATAACTTTCACAAAGTCAGGTTCATAATTATGTTCAACAACATATGGAACTTTGTTGGAGTGGTGATTCCACTCTTTTAATATAGTAGAATGAAGAGTATGTTCCCATTTAGAATCATATCCTTTAGGAACATCTTTTTCTTTGGGTCTTATCTTCCTTGGTTTTCTAAACCCTACCATTATATTATATCCGAATACTTAATTTTGTCAATAGATTTAGTTTTTAATTTACGTTTAATTAACTTTTCAAACCATCTTGGGGTATAAGATGAAACTAAAAATTTATTGTTAGCAAATATATGAGTTTCATTAGGCATATATTTATGATAATTTTTTACAGAAACTTTCTTTTGTTCTTCTTCAATTAGCATAGTTTTTAACCATTCCACAACAAATTCTTTTGCTTTTTTTCTAACAGCTTTTGATTTTCTTCCGTTCATACAACCTCCTCAACGTTTGGTTCACTAACAATTTTTGTAAAGTAAATAGGTCCTTTTGCATAATTAAATACACGTAAACCCTGCCCATCGTTAGAATCTTTATGGCACTCAAATTTATGAGGACACCAAGTACAACCTCTAGCAATTTTCATATTACCTGCTTTGCCCTCCGGAACTGGTTGGTAACAAAAATCAGGGGGTGTTTCTGATGCGATAATATTTTTTACTTTTTTAATTTTAGATTTAATATTAGGCTTATCCATATCATCAGGAATAAACATTGTAAGTTCACCTGTTTCTTTATTCATTACAAGAAATCCACCTGCATTAGTTTTTTCTGCAGCTTCATACCCTGCTAATTGAGATAAGTATCCAAAGGCATCATCCTCTGCTAGTGTTCCTTCTTTAAATTTTTTAAAGGCATATCCTGAAGCAGTTTTAATATCCACAACTTCACCATCTATCATGCAATCCATGTGCCCTTTAATGCCACTAATACTTATTTGTTTTTGTTGTGAAGTTAATTTATGACCTGAAAGTTTTACAAAAAATAAAAGTAAAACTTCAAGTAAATGTCCATATAAAAATTTAATTTGAGTGCTTGGGTGTAATTTTTCTACAACTTCAGATTGAGTATGAGTATCATACCAAAGTCTTCGTTCAGGTCTTCCTATGTTAGACATTCTAAGTTTGGCTTTACCATCAATATTTTGTGGTTTAGCCCAATGTCTTAGAGCATCAGTCATATCTTTACCAAACTCTTCAAACATTTCTTCTGAAATATTTAATTCGTCTCCCTCAGTTAGAGAATTTAATATGCTGTAAATATCATCTACTAAATTATTTAGTTTCTTTTTCATTGTCTGCTTCCTTAAAAGCTTTGATTACATCTGATGAAAATAGTTTTTGTAAATTTACTAGAAACATTTTACTTGCTTTGTGGTCTCCACCACTTACAGTTCTAAACGTATCTAGTTTATCCACAATAGTTCTAAGAACATCTGTTTTAAAAACAAGAGTACAAAATTCATTTTCTCCTACACAGAGATTATGAAACCAATAATCAGATTCAGTAGCTCTTATTCCTGAAGGTTTACCCCATGATTCATATTCAATACATATGTTTCCGGATTTTTGCCATAAATCTTTTTCAGATTTAACTTCAATCTTTTTATTAGTTAGCATATCTGCTATTTTTTCTTCACGTATTGTACCATATTCTAGGTCAATGTCAAACTTTTTTCTATTTTCTTTAGTGGGTTTCACTCCAATTGTCTCCTATTTTGTATTCACCATCCATAGGACAGCGAAGATTAAAATGTTTACCTGCTTCTATAATACTTTTGACTGCCATCTCGCCTACAAAATCTGCCTGAGATTCTTTAACTTCAATCTGCCACTCATCATGTATGTTAGCAACAAATTTATAATCTATCGTATTTAATTTAAGTAAACTGTTTAATATAGTTAATGCTTTTTTCATAAGAATAGCACCTGCACCTTGTAATAAAGTATTTAAAGCTGCGTGTTTATGCCTTACAAATATTTTTCTACCATCTAATCCTTTGAGGAATTTTTTTTCTGATGCAATGTCAACTCTGCTTTTAAGAGTTGCAAGTGCTGGTAAACTACTAAGAAAGCGTTCTCGCAAGAGTTTACCATCTGCTCTGCTTCCGTTAATAATTTTTCCAATTTTTTCATCTCCGGCTCCGTATATGAGGGCATAGATGAAAGTTTTTGCCTCATCTCTTGATTTAAGTCCAGCAAATTTTTGGTTAGCTGTGTGAATGTCTCCGTTGATAATTTCATTAATATAATCCTCGTCAGCCATGTAGTGTGCTAACATTCTTAATTCTAAACCACTTGCATCTACACCTACAAGTTTATAATTATTTGGCACAGTCCAACATGCTCTACACTCTTTACCATAAGGGCTGTAAACAGCAGGTACTTGAGCCAAGTTTGGATTTCTATGTGCCATTCTACCTGTGATAGCACCAGTGCATATGACTGAACCATGAACCCTATCATTATTTAGAGCATCAATCCAAGACGAAACTTGAGCAGCTCTCTTTTGTAATAGTAAAAACTCTGCGATTAAACCTGCTTCTTTAATATGTTTTACTTTATTTAAAGTTGATTCATCAACAATAGGTTGACCAGTAGGAGTAAATCTTTTAGGTTTCCAACCAAAATCTTTTAAGTATTCTCCTATTTGTTGCCTAGAACCTAAATTAAATTCTTTTAATTCTTTTCTCATAAAAGGTTTAACATTATTTGATTTAACTCTTTCTAAGTATTCGATGTCAGTAAGTCCTGATTTTGAGAGTGTGCCATCTTTTTTTAATTTAGGTTTTACCTCTTTCACATCTACCCATTTAGGTTTAAATGTTTCGTGCACTTCATTTTCTACTTCACTTTTTCTTTTATTAATTTTACTTAATAATAACATAGCTTCTTTTTCGTCAAAGAAAAATCCGTTCTCTGTTTGTTGTTGTAAAATTTTTGTGGTTTCATGCTCAATAAAAATTGATTCTTTTGAAAATCCACTACATTCTTTTTTTAAATAATTAAATAATGTTTTATTTATTTTTGTATCCTTTTTACATCTTACTAACATTTCAGGAGTAAACATTGTCCAATCTTCGTGTTGTTGTTTTTGAATACCACCTAATCTATAGCCCCACTTTTCTAAACTATGACCTCCCTCTCTTACAGGATTAGAAAGTCTTGAAAGAACAAGAGTATCAATTATTTCTTTATCTTTATCTAAATCTACATTGTATAATTTTTTAATTAATGGAATGTCATAACCTATAATATTATGTCCAATAATTTTATCAGCTTTTTGTAATAATTCTATACCTTCTTTTATTTTATCCGGCTCAAAAGAATAGATAGTATCATGTTCATCTATAGCTACAATACACCAAATTTTATCGGCATCGAAAAATAATCCGTTAGCTTCTATGTCAAATACTAATTCCATAGTTCCTCCTAAAATGGAATGGCATCACTTTCATGTAATAATTCTGAATCTTCATATTCAGTAAGTCTTCCTGTATCTTTATCATATACTAATGATGCAGCTTTACCCACATCTCCAGTATATCTAGACTTTAATACACGTAATCTAGTTGTCCTAGATTCTAGTTCATCATCTGATTGTTGGTTTCTTTCAAGGGCTATTACACAATCAGACAACTGAGCTATGCTGTTTGAACCACGTAAATGTGATAAACTTACAGTAATACCATTCTCATGTCCTTTATTTCCGTCAACTCTTCTAAGGTGGGAGACAAGTATAATCCCTGCACCTGTTTCTTCTACCATGCTACGTAGTCTGTGCATGATACTATCAATAGCTTTACGTTCATCTCCATCAAGCATTGAGCTAACCAACATGTGTAGATGGTCTACAACCACCCACTTGCAATCACAACCCACAATAAGGTAGCGTAACTTAGCAAATATTTCTTCAATATCATTAGCACCAAAGTGAGCATGAATAAAAACTCTATCGTTTGAAAAAACTTTATCAAACATATCAACCAATTGATTATCAGTGTATCCATTACGAATACTATCTATATATAATTTATCATTAGCTTCAATAGAGAGTATGCCATCAACAGTTCTTTTCCAATCCTCTTCCAAAGCAATAACACCTACATTATCATTAGTTTGTTTTATCAACCAATGCTCAAGTTCTCTAGTTACGCTAGACTTACCTAAACCTGTGCCACCTGTAACTGTAACTAATTCTCCTGCTCTAAGCCCTAATAATTTTTTGTTCAAGCCCTCCCAAGGATAAGGAACGCTTTGTTTTTGCTCTCTATTAAGAAATTCTTTTTGCTTATCGGCTACTCTAATAATACCACTTGGGGTATAAACTTGTGCATCCCACCAAGCTCTTGTAAATTCTTGGTGTCTGCCTTTGTTAAGCATATCATTAGGGTCTTTATATCCATTAGGAAGCGTAACAATTTTTGCTTTGCCGGGTTTTAATATTGTCGCAACTTTTTTTGCAGCCTCTTCACCCACCTTGTCTTTGTCAAAACATATAACAACATTGTCAAAACTTTCGACATACTCAATACTTTCTTTTACATCTTTAACTGCTGAAGCAGCCCCACGTTTAATAGAAACAACTGCCCACTTACTACCAAGTAATTCGTAGGTAGCCATAGCATCACACTCACCCTCAACAATTGTAAGATATTTGCCACCTTCTTTAAATAAATTTTGTCCAAATAATCCGGAGCCTTGTATTGTGCCATCAAAAGAGAATCGTTTGTCTCTAACAAATCTTGTTTTTGTAGCACACTGCTCATGATTTATGTAAAAAGGATAAAGATGTTGTGCTAACTGTCCATCACTATCATAGACAACTTTAACTCCAAATTTTTCTGCTGTTTCTTTACTAATATTTCTATCAGTTAGCTTCGCAAAAATACCTCCATGAGCATTTAAAACTTTAGGTGTAGGTGTAGGTTTATTATAATTTTCTGTAGACATAACTGTTCCATTTGAATATTTTGGGAAAAAAGCATCACAACTAAAACATTTAGCTGAACCATCTTCATTTATTGAACATGCATCTGTGCTATTACATGCAGGACATGGCACGTGATACTTTACAAATTTACTTTGATTCATAATCAACTCCTATAAAAAGAAAAGCCCCTCTAAAAACGAAGGGCTTTGTTGGAGATAAATGTATCAACTAAGACTCGGTTGAATCTTTAGTTTCAACATCGGCTTGAGCTTTAACTTTAGATTCATCTTCGATAGTTTCTGGGTCGTCTGCCATAAACTGTCCTTTCTTATTTCGGGCACGTTTTGTTTCAACGACAGCTTCTTCTCTATCTTTTAAAAGATTATCTAAATTAGCTCTGTGCGTTCTACTAGCAAAGTCTAACGCTTCTATGATAACTTGTAAGTTACCTACTTTTTGAACAATAATAGTAGCTTCTTGCTTTACAGCATCATCAGTAATATTATTTACCTCATACGAAGTTGATTTATTATCGTTATCAATAGTGATTATCATTAGAACTCTTCTCCATCACCGAATGGGTCTAATTCAGAGCCATCTTGTGATTTTAAAGAGACTAAATCAAGCACCTGCATAGCTTGGAAATCCAAGCCTTTAAAGCTACCATATTTATTGTCAGTTTCCCACTCATTATACTGCACTTTAACAGTAGAGCCATTACCAACAATAACATCTAATGGTTCTTTATTTTTATCGAAAAGTTTAGGGGCATTTCTTACCATGCCATTTGGTCCATTAACTTTACGCTTTATAGTAAGTGCTCTACCAACAGGTGTAGCACCTCCATTCTCATCCTTAATGGATAAGTCTTTTACTTTAAAGCCACGAGATTCAAAATCATTAGCAACATCATCTCCCACGACTAAGTCAACTGTATACACAGGCTCAAACGTAGTGTTTGGTGTTGTTACTGATGCCCAATAGGCTTTACCTTCTAATACTGCCATATAATCCTCCTTTGGTTTGGCGATTTAATAAGTGCATTATACACTAATTAATTTGTTTTGTCAAGTAAAAATATCTTGCCAATCGAAAATTGATGTATCACTTAATGATACTGTAAAAGTATCATCTTCTTTATTAAATAGAACATTATAACCAATTTTATTAGCATAAATTTCTTCGTAGTTATCATCAAAAAAAGTCATAAGTTTTCTATATTCATCTCTTGATAATCGTCTTACATTTTCTTCGTTTTCCATATCGTCTCCCATATTAGAAATATTTATTTAAAATATTAATTTTATCTTCGTAGTCTGCAATTTTTCCAAGTTCTGTTTCAATACTTTCTAAAGTATCGGGATGCTCTGCAACACCTACAGGATTAGTAATTAATATCATAGCATTAGCTATGTGTTTATCAATTAAACCTTGAAAGTGATTTTGTAATCCTTTAATAACAAATTCTTTATTTATATACATTTTTAAGCAGCCTCCTCTGTCGTCCACCAAAAAGGTTTTGTTCTTCCTCGTTCCCATTTAGCGTAATGTTTTTCGTTGATGCAATAATTACGATAAGCAACAATAGCATTCGCATGTTTATACTCCTCAGGCATAGCCTGTGCTAGTGGTGTCATATCACCTATGGTAATATTAACAGGATGTGGTTTTAGTACATCCTCTAGTTTAATAAGACTTGCATGTTGTCTTCCATATCTAAATTGATATTCATTACATAATGATATGAAATGTTTATACAGCCAATTATAATTCCCACTTGTTTCTCGTGCCCATATGTTACAGGGATGGTTCCAATATGCACGTTTATAAAGTCCATTAGCATCTGCATATTCATCACCATCTAGTTCTCGGTGTGCTGTACATAACATTTGTGCTGTTTCCAATGGCATCTTTACCAACATCTTATCGGGTTGTGCTATTGCAGAAAGCACAGGACACTCATAAAAATAAAATATGTTCACTTACTATCCTCAATATTAAATGCTTCGTTGGTGTGCATTAATAAATCTGCCATAGCATGAGCATCCATAATATCAATACCACCATACTCAAACAAACTATTTACACCCCACTTAGCTTTATCATAGTTCTTTTTAATCCATTCCAAATTTCTTTCTGGAATTTTTACTGTTATCATTTTTTCTTTCATTTACTTCTCCTAAATTTTGATATAGTTTATTTTCTTTTTGATAATAATCTTTTACATCATCAGAAACATAATCAGATTTGTTTACCCATTCATAAAAATTTTCTTTATTCATTTACCCTGCCCTCGATATTTTTTGTAGCTGTTTTTCTTATTCTTATTCATGGTCGAGAAAGCTACATTACCTCTACCTTGACTTGTCTTTTTACCTCGAACCCCAGTAGCAGGAGTATGTTCAGTCTTTCTCCAAAGTTTAGCCATCAACTACCTCGATTATATCTTCAACATAAATACTGCCCATCTCGTCAAACATTCCTATGTCTGAGCCTTTAACATCAACAAGTAAAGTGGTTTTAAAACCTCTGCCCTGTTTAATACTTTCCATAGCTACTGCCCTTGTTGGAACACCTAACTGTTTTGTAATTAGCTTTGTTCCTTTTTTTATTGTTTCAAATCCTTTAATCATTTAGCCCTCCTCGACTGTTTTCCTACGCTTGTCGGCATACTCTGTAATACTTTTACCATTTGCGTAAGTTGTTGTTTGTTTTACCCATTTACCATTACTATATCTAGTTTCAATAGCAATGACTGTGTTATTTTCTTTTTCTTGTTTTAATTCTTGCTTCCTAGCATCTACTTTATCTTTATATTGTGTCATACTTATGCTTCCTTGTCAATATCCCATTTCACTATATTTGATTTTGTTTTTTGTTTTCTTTTTAACTGACAAAATACAATTAATCCACTCAATAAATTAACTGTGGTAAATCCTAGTATTATGCAAACTAAAAAAGTTAATATATCTGTTAGCATATTATCCATCAGTTAGTACCTCTAATTTATTTTGTAATTCTTCAACAGTATATTCTAAAGTATCTACAACTCCTTGTAAATAAGCAAATTCATTTTTTAACTCTTGAACATCAGATTGTAAATCTTCTTTGTCATAAGTTAAATCTTCAATGCCATCATAAAGCTCTTCAAACTTTTCATTTAATTCATTAAATCTTGTTGTCATTTATACCTCCTGTAAATTAATTTTATTAGCTCTAGCTAGACTTTGAGTAGTCCAATGCCCTGTTTCTTCATATAAATCTGGTTGCATGACAAAACCATTAGTCTCTTTACGAGCCTTACCTTTAGCTCGAAGTCCTACAACTACATTATCTTCATCAAGGAATCTCATATCATGTAAGTCTCCATCAATAACTTTAACACCCTTGAATGTTTTTGGTAAAGGTTGCTTTGGTTTAATATTAAATACAACTGCTTTGTTATGCTTAACAGTATCCCAATAGTCTGCATACTTACCATCAGCTTCACTATATGACCATGTTAAATGATAATTATCTAAGTGTGATACTTTTCTGTTAGGTAGCTTAGTATAATCATACCATTGAACATCAGGGAAAGCATCAAACACAGTCATATTACCATGAGTTTTATGTTCCCATTGTATATCTGATAAACCATTTAATCTAAGTGCAGGTTTCTTACCCTTCTTAAAACAATAGTTAATAAACTTTTCTATGTCTTTAAATAGAAGTGTCATAAAAGTGTCATACTCATTTTGATATAGTAAAGTCTTACGCAACCTAGCTTTTTGAATACTACTATAAACACCACCTAAACCGGCAGTATTTAAACACCCTTCTTTACAACCTGCTTGAACTTGCAAAGGACATATAGATTTATCTTTGGGTAGTAAATACATATTGTCATTTAAGTATTCATCTTGAACAAGATTACTTTTTTCAAGTTTAGTATTTGAATTTAATTGTGATAATAATTTAAACATTTGTATCTCCTTTCATAATGTCTATGTAATCATCTAAAATATAAGATATTGCTTTTGCAATAAACTCTTCAATGTAATCATAAAGTTCTTGCTCTCCAATCTCACTAGGATTATCTCCTGATAATACATCATCATAGATAACATCTATAAATTTTTTTTGTTGTGTTTCAGATAATCTTGAAAGGATTGGAAAATCTCTCGCACATATCTCTTCTACTAATTGATATATTGTTTGCATATTTATCTCCTTATACAAATACTGATTTGCTAGTCACTTTAAACTTACCATTTACTTTAGAGTAAGTTTTCTTTACTTCAACTTCTTCGCCTTCAAGGTCTGCTAACTTTTTAGTTTTGTAAGCACTAACCATGTTAGAAAAAGGTGTAAACTCTAACTTACCTTTACTAAAACCAAACCTATAACAATCAGTATGGTCTTCATGTTTTTCTTTATAATAAAGTTCCAGCACTTCCTCGCCTGTTTCTTCCTTCACATTTTCAATAAAGTTTTGGATAAACCCAAGCTGTCTAAGGTGTATAGTTTTTAAGTTTTTATTTGCCATAATTATCTCCTATAAAATATTAGCATTAAAATAGTGGTAGTTTTAAAGCAGACTACCAACTGCGACCATTAGTATACTACGAACTGAACTCTGCTGTCAAGTCCTCAATGAGTTTGTAAACATCAAAGTCAGTACCCATAGTTTGAAGTCTTACTTTAGTTTCTAACGCTTGGACATCTTCCCGAGACATATTCCATACAAGTTTATATTCAGGAGCTTCTCCATTATATCTATTAGCATCAAAATCAATACCTTGAAAGTATGGTCTATAACTATAGCCATCATCATCATAACCATGCTCTTTTTGAAATTTATCAACAGCTTCTTCCATATACTCTTTTAGCTTTTTTATCTCTTTATCAAGGTCGTTTCGAGATATGATTAAAGATTTAACTTTAGCAATTCTTGCTTCAAGCTCATTAGTTATGCGTTGCAATTTCTTATTATTTTGCAGGTTTTCTAAACCTTTTGCATTTACTTTATCCTTAACTTGCGTAATCAACAAGTCTTGGTCTCTTACTCTCATTTGTGCCATAATTTTATCTCCTTAAATTTTTATGGTGGTTAATTAAATGGTAGTTTTTGTATATTTGGAAAACTACCAAACCACTTAGTTATTCCTTACACTAACTAAGAAGTGATAGACATGGGAGTTCCATATCTAATTCTGTTCCAAAGTCTTTCAAAGAAAGAAGTCTCTGAATAATATCGAATAGCATCAACAGTATCCAAAGTGTTTTGGATATCAACATTGGAAGCAACTTCGAGTATTTGCATACCCTTGTTTACTTTGGTAAGAGGTATCCTTCTAGCAAAATATAAGGCATTACTTTGATGCACTTTATCTTTTTGCTTGTAGACTGATACTCTACCATGATGAAAAGAATTAAAAGTACGACCTGTATCAGCACCAAATCTATTCTTTTCTGCTCTTACTCTGACAATATTTGCACCAAAGTTATGAGCCTGAGCCCATATTGCTTGAATCATAGGTGAAGCATTATCAATACTTTCAGTAGTCGCACTACCATTTCTGCTATAAATTAATTTAGCCATATTACTATCCTCATAGTTATTAAAGTTAATAAAGGTGCTAGTTAATTTGTACCCATCAACTAGCAAGTGGGAATTTACTCTAAGACCTTTCGGTGTCTGCAAAGAGTTCGGGGGAGTTTCATGTAGTCTATCTTTATATTTGTTCATCTGCTAGTGTTTCTCCATATCCCTTAGGAGTAAGCTATATTATTTTATCTGAATGTTTATATTTTCAGCTCTTCTGCTTACTGCTCATTGAGTTGCCACTATCTTATCATCAAAACAACCCCCATGTCAAATGAGAACACAGGGGTAAATATTTTAATTAGGATAAAGCATTAATGTACCTGCATCATAAGGTTCCCAAAACCACCCTGCATCCTCTACTATTTTTAATAGTTCCGGATGTACACAATCAGATTCATTAAAACCTTCTTCATATGCTAGATAATATTCAAATAATAATCTATCTTTATATGAATATTCACTACCCCTTATCCAAATACCTATGCTATCATCATCATAAAATTCTGACAGAGGTGTTGCATTTGCAATAGGTATAAGTCTATTAATTTTATTTATTAAGTGTCCTTGTTTCATCATTTTACTACCTCTATTTGATATTTAATATGGTCATAGTTTTGCTTATAAGGCTTAACAGAAATAACTTTAGAGCCTTTTCTGTATAACTTATAAACATCATTTTTAAAAGAATAATTAGATAATAAACGATAGTTATGTTCAGTTAAGTATTGTTGAACATTCCAAAGAGTGTTAAATATCATTAGCTTCTTAGCTTTACTATCTTTAATAGTTTTCATATTCGCAAGTCCATTAGGGTTTTCACATTTCTTTTTCATAAGTAAGTACCTTTAAAATGACTGAGTGAGCAGTCGTTAGTTGCCGAGCATTATACTCGCAAGTGCTACCCCTTGTCAAGTGAGATAGCACGAGTAAGTATTTATATGCTAGGATAAACCTTTAATAAATTTAGCAAATTCGTTATCCCAATCTTCATATAACTTTGTCATATCAAAAAATTTGTCAAGTCCTGTGGAATAATCACTTAAACATTCTATGCCTTCATTCCAAAGTTCCCACATAATTACATGGTCGCCATAATAATATTTTTCTGGAAAGTTTTCAATAATTTCTTCGTCAGAAATATTTTTTAACGAACTTTTACTATAAAATGTTGATGCTTCTTTTTTAAGTTTAGCTATTAAATCATCATGGCTTAGCCAATTTTTCTCTTCTAAAATTAATATGTTTCCACCACGAGTGTCAAGGTCAACTTCTTGTAAAGTTTCAATAAGTTTATCTTGGTCATAGCCCCAATCTGTAATCATATCTGTATAACCATAATTCCAAAGCTCATAAGCGTTGGCTCTAAACATAAGATGATTATTTTCAAGTTCTGTCAATATAGTTCTCAATAAGTTTTTCATAATTTTCCTATAAAAATTTAATAAAAGTCATGGTAGCCCTACCACAACTGCCGAGCATTATACTGCCTAATGCGTTCCAAGTCAACTGAAACGCACAGGTAAGTATTTATATTTACGATTTTATTTCCAAACTAAATCTCCTTTTGTATAAAGAATATCAGCAGGATTGCTAGTAAAACCATAATTTTTCCACCAAGCTCTAGGTCTTTTATACGAGCCTGTTTCATTATAAGCTACTGAACTAGCGTGAGTTTTTGCATCACAATGCCATTGAACAAACGCATGTGTTTTAAATTTATCAAGTGAAAGTTTAGCTCTGTGAGAGTTTGACCTCATATATACCCACTTACGCCCAACTTTTATGGTATATATTCTCCAACCATATTTGCCGAAAAACATAGTTTTGTAGTGGTCAGACATTTGAGGATTTAAAAGCCTTTCCTGCCTAGTTTCGCTAATTTTATCAATTAAATTTTCCATAATTATTTTTTCTCCTGTTTAGGTGGAATAATTTCAAGATGATTGTCGTCAATCATTTTAATTTTTTCGTGTTTAGTTCGAGAATAACCTTCTCCACGATACACAACTTGTTGTGCAATAACCTTACCATTTTTTTCGGTAGATGATATAACTACTCGTGATAATTTTTCCATAATTATTTTTCCAAAATGTTAAAAAAGTTTTCGTTGATGCCATCATCAATTTTTTCTATTTGGTCAACAACTTCGTTGACATCAATATCTTTCGCCATGCCATAGTCGTCAGAACTATCGTACAAATCGAATGTTTCTGCTTCTCGGCTATCAAAGATAGGTTTGGTTTTATCTAACATAATGTTTCTCCCGAGCTAGGTAGCTCAAAAATGCAACCAACGACATTGCTGATTGCCCTATCAAATTATCAAATGCTGTCGAGTTTGTCAAGCAGAAACCTGCACATATAGTTTTAAACTTACATGACGATTTCTGCATAAAGTTTACATGACGATTACACGTAAATATTTACGCACAATTTACGCATAATGGTATTGACTTTCGCCTAACCATAAGAAATCCTATTTATGTAAGTACTATGTAGGGGTATATGCGTAAGTATTACGGGTGTAAAGATTTGAAAAACAAATTAAAGTCTTACTAGACTTTAGGCGTTTGGTGTGGTTCGTGGTGATTTTTGGGGCATTTTTGGGTGGTTCTACTTTCTTCACGCAGGAAGAATATTATTCTACGCACAGAAAGATGTTGACATTTTTCGGCAAATCGGATTACTATGTAATAGCTTCACCAATGTCGGGAAGCACAAACTGCCCTAAAGGGCAAGGAGATTTGCAATGGCAAATTCAAAAACAAATGACAACTTTGTTGTCGCTAACCCTAAATCAACTGCAACCTATGGTCAAATCCAAAGGATTGCAATGCAGTTTAGCAAAGCTAAAACATGTCCAAAGGACATCAAGTTCGGAACTATCCGAGGTCATTTCTTAGCAAAGCTAAACGATACCAAAAACCCTCTCACGCAAGGGCAAGTATCGAAGATACTCAGCATGAAATCCCTGCCAAAGGCAGACTTGACTGCTATGAGAGCTTACAAGAAACTTGTAAGTCTTGGCTAATCTCTAAAGAGATTTAACTTCAAAGCCCCTCATTCGAGGGGTTTTTTTTGCCTCAGGCACCTGTCATTTCCGTACAAGAAACACCTGCATAATGCTTATGCGATTTCCCCATGCCGAAGAAAGGCATGTCATGTTATGTGCTACGCTATGTGTCGAGCTGTGCAGGAAAGCATAGCTTTGTGAGGCTCTGTAAAGCTCTGTGTTGACCGGAAAAAAATATCCTGACCATTCACCAAAGTTTCCGTAGGAAAACTCTCTAAAAGCCTGATATTACAACAAAGTCTGGTAAACTCTGCAGAGTTTAAAAGTTATTTGTTATCTTCAAAATCTTCACAATTTCGCTGTAAATCTCTTTTTAGCTCTGTAAGAGCTAGTCAAACTCTATAGAGTTTGGCAAATCTTGGGAAGTTTCTCGGTGAAAACTCCTAAAACCTATTAAACTCTGCAGAGTTTGTGAAGTTTTAGGGGTAGGCAGGACACCCGTACCCCCTCCCATATATATATACTAATGCTTATACATTTTAAGCTAAATTAGTTGTTAAGGAGTTAGGTCGGGTTTGACAGGTTAGTTCGGGTTTAATAGGTCTGTGGGATATGTATTTAACCCCGGCACACCTAAGTGTTATTATAAAGGTATTTTAGAGTTTTGTCAATAGTTTTTAAAAAATATTTTATAATACTTGACAAACTCTTAATAAAGCTCTATAATAAAGCCTATGAGTTTACCTTCAACACAACGAAAGCTAACAGAAAAACAACAAGATTTTCTTAATAATCTTATTGAAACTAAAGGAAATCTTAAACTTTCAGCCGAACTTGCCGGGTACGCAGGAAATCACTACCAAGTAATAAAGAGTCTTAGACAAGAAATAGTGGATTTAGCCTCAAATGTCCTAGCAAGGGAAGCTCCTTCAGCAGCTTTTAAACTTGTTGAAGTTATGCAAAGCGATACAGCTATGCCACAAGCTAATGTTAAACTTCAAGCAGCTCAAACAATTCTTGATAGAGTTGGTTTAGGCAAACAAGATAGAATGGAAGTAAATCATAATGTTGGTGGAGGTATTTTTGTATTACCTGAAAAAGAAACAATAAATATTGTAGCAGAAGATGGAGACTATGAAGAGATATCTTAAAGATATATTTGAGTTTTGTAAGCAATATCCATTAGAAGCTATTTTACTTTTTATAGCTGGTTGGTGTATAGGAATAATAATACTATGAAAATATTCTTAACAGAAATAGAAGCTTATGGAACAACCTTTGCAGGACCTAATATTATTGCTTCAACATATGAAAAAGCAGAAGAAGCTGCTGCTCAGAATCATTTAGTTGTTGTTGGAGAACTAGATAGTATTTATGTTAATGACGAGTTAGAAAAAGAATATTTAAATACTCTTCCTAAAGAAGAAGATAGGATAATACATTAATGTTATTAGAAAGATTACAATTTAGAAAAGGTGGTAAGGCTAAAAAGAAAAAGTCTAAGTCAACTGTAAACAAAGCAGGAAACTATACTAAGCCCGGACTACGTAAAAGAATATTTCAAAGAATTAAATCACAAGCTTCACACGGTACTGCAGCCGGTCAATGGTCTGCCCGTAAAGCCCAAGCACTTGCCAAGGCTTACAAAAAAGCTGGTGGAGGATATAAGTAATGTCTCAACCAATGGCACAACAAACTATAAAATATCCAGATAAAAAAGTAATAAAACAACAAAAAGATAAACGTCATAATCAATAATGGCTAAACGTAAAGACCCTAAGAAAGGTACAGGAAAAAAACCCAAAGGTAGTGGAAGGAGATTATATACCGATGAAAATCCAAAAGATACTGTCAGCATTAAATTTGCGACTCCAGCAGATGCAAGAGCAACTGTGGCAAAAGTTAAACGAATTAAAAAACCTTTTGCAAGAAAGATACAAATTCTCACAGTCCTTGAGCAGAGGGCAAAAGTCGCAGGTAAAACGCAACAAGCCCAAATCGCCAAGAAAGGCAAAGAAGCAATAAGAAAACAAAGACGTGCTTAAAAAATCTCAAAAAGCATTAAAAGACTGGGGTGACCAAGATTGGGGCACTAAGTCTGGTAAAAGGTCTAGTGATACTGGAGAAAGATACTTACCTAGAAAAGCTAGAGAAGCATTAAGTGATGAAGAGTATGCAGCAACCAGTGCTAAGAAAAGAAAAGATAAAGCTGCCGGTAGACAACACTCTAAACAACCTAAAAAAATTGCTGATAAAACCAGAAGATATAGAAGTAAAAAAGGTGGTAAAGCAGATGGTAGGTTAAAACGAGCAGGAGTTAGTGGCTATAATAAACCTAAACGTACTCCTAATCATCCAACCAAATCCCATATTGTTGTTGCAAAAGAAGGCAATAAAATAAAAACAATACGATTTGGACAACAGGGTGCTAAAACTGCAGGTAAACCTAAAGCAGGAGAGTCTCGTAAAACTAAAATGAAAAGAAAATCTTTTAAAGCAAGACATAGAAAAAATATTGCTAAAGGTAAAATGTCAGCAGCTTATTGGGCTAATAGGGTGAAGTGGTAATGCCATCAGTAGGTTCAGAACAAAAACCTGTTATTATTTCTTCTAAAAATAAAAACAAAAAACGTATATTAGGTTTAACAGGAAAATTTTATACTAAAGAAGAACAGTCTCAATATGCAGAAGGCTGGGATAGAATTTTTAATAATAAAAATAAACTTAAAGAAAAAAAATGAGTGTGCCCAAAGGGTATATAAAAAAGAAAGGAAGCACAATTCCTTTTGGATATAGACTTAGTAATTCAACTAAAGGCTATCTAGCTCCTATTCCAGAGCAACTTTCATTATTACAAAAATATATTAATTCAGTTTTAGCTAAAGAATTATCTTTACGTGAAGCAGCAACTAGTTTATCACTAGAAGCTAAAAGAAAAATAAGTCATGTTGGCTTATCTAAATTAGTACAAAAACAAACTGTAACTCCAAAATATAGATATTCTAAAGAACAAAAACGTAAAAATGAATTAGCTAAACAAAAAAGAGAATTAGCAAAAGCTAAGAAAAAAGTTGCATATAAAGAAGCAAAACTTAAAGCTGAAGAATCAGTTATTAAAAAATCAACTGAAAAAACATCATCTAAAATTGTAACAGAAAATGAACTAGAGCAAGTAGCTCCTTCAGTTCAAGAAATAATTAAAAATTCAAAAGTTTTATTTCATCCAAACGAAGGTCCACAAACAGACTTTTTAGCTGCTGGTGAAAAAGATGTATTATATGGTGGTGCTGCTGGTGGTGGTAAATCTTTTGCTATGATTGTTGACCCATTAAGAAATTGTCATCGCAAAGCCCATAGAGCTCTTATATTAAGAAGGTCTATGCCAGAACTACGTGAAATGATTGATAAGTCTCGTGAGTTATATCCACAAGCATTTCCCGGTGCTAAATTTAGAGAAGTAGAAAAACTTTGGAACTTTCCAAGTGGTGCAAAAATAGAGTTTGGTTTTTTAGAAAGAGATGCAGATGTCTATCGTTATCAAGGACAAGCATATAGTTGGATAGGATTTGATGAAATTACTCACTTACCCACAGAGTTTAGTTGGAACTATTTAGCTTCTCGTTTACGTACAACTGACCCAGATATACAAACCTACCTTCGTTGCACTGCTAACCCGGGTGGTGTTGGTTCTCATTGGGTAAAAAAAAGATACATAGAACCATCCGAACATAATAAATCTTTTTTAGGTAAAGATGGTTTAACAAGAAAGTTTATTCCAGCTAAGTTAGCAGATAATCCATACTTAGCAAAAGATGGTGTCTATGAACAAATGCTTTTATCTTTACCACCAATTCAACGTAGACAACTGCTTGAAGGTAATTGGGATGTATCAGAAGGTGCAGCTTTTGTAGAATTTGACCCTAATGTTCATGTTATTACTCCATTTCAAATTCCTTTACCTTGGGAAAGAGTAAAAGGCATTGACTATGGGTATGCTTCAGAGTCTTGTTGTTTATGGGGTACTATAGATATAAATGATGGTACTTTAATAATTTATAGAGAATTATATAAAAAAGGCTTGACAGGTGAGGAATTAGGGGCTATAATAACAGATATGGAACTTGTAGACCCTTTTTCGGTCTCAGGTGTATTAGATACAGCAGCGTGGGCAAATACTGGTACGACTGGTCCTACTGTTGGTGAAGCTTTAATTCGAGCAGGTCATAAACTTAGACGTGCAGATAAAAATAGAATACAAGGCAAAATTCAAATGCACGAGTTTCTAAAGATTCGTGAGAATGGTAGACCAAAGCTGCAAATATTTAATACTTGCCCTAATCTAATACGAGAACTACAAAGTATACCATTATCTAAAACGAATCCAGAAGATGTAGACACAAATGCATCAGACCACGCATATGATGCATTGCGTTACATGATAATGAGCAGACCTAGAATGGATAGCCCATTAGAACGAATGAGAGGTTTAAAACGTGAAATACACCAACCTGCTGATTCAACATTTGGATATTAAAGTTTATGGCAGATAACGAGAATACATTTTTAAACGCTGATAATATTTATCAAGATGTTGAAGGTGAATCTGGTAAAGAACTTGCTCTTGAGTTAGAGCAAAAAAGTAATCTTGTTGGAATCATCAAAAGTAGATTTCAAATTTCTGAAGACTCTAGACGTTCTGATGAATTACGTTGGTTAAGAGCTTACGAAAATTATCGAGGACTTTATAATAAGTCTATTAAATTTAGAGACTCAGAAAAATCTCGTATCTTTGTAAAAATTACAAAAACAAAAGTATTAGCTGCTTTTGGTCAACTTGTTGATGTAATTTTTGGTACAGGTAAATTTCCTATTGGTATTTCTGAAACTAAAATACCAGAAGGTGAATTAGCTGAAGCACACTTAGATACTCAAACAGGAGCACCCGGTATTGAAAGCACAATGGGTGGTGGAGAATTACCAGATGATATTGGTAATAGATTAGATAATCCATATGATGTTGGCTTTGAAGGTGATGGAAAAACTTTAAAACCCGGAGCTACTTTTGCTAAAGGTGTTTTTAGTGAGACTATAGAAAACCAAGCAAATGACCAATTAGTAGAGGGTTTTAGCCCTATTCCACAAGCTTTAGAACTTTCTCCAGCACAAAAAGCTGCAAGGAGAATGGAAAAACTTATTCATGACCAAATAGATGAATCAAAAGGTTCATCAGAAATTAGAAATGCTCTTTTAGAATCTTCTTTACTTGGTACAGGAATTGTAAAAGGACCATTTAACTTTAATAAAAAACTTCACAAATGGGAAACAGACGAAAACGGTGAAAGAACTTATAACCCATTAGAGGTTAGAGTTCCTAGAATTGAGTTTGTTAGTTGTTGGGATTTTTATCCAGACCCCGGAGCTACTAGCATTGAAGAGTGTGAGTATGTTATTCACAGACACAAGCTAAATAAATCTCAACTTAGACAACTACGTAACATGCCTTACTTTAATGAGGATGCTATACGTGAAGTTATTCAAATGGGGGCTAACTACGAAGAAAAAAGTTTTGAGTCACATTTAAAAGATGATGCAAGAGCTGACGAAGACTATCAAACAAACTTTGAAGTTCTTGAATACTGGGGAATCATGGATGCAGAATATGCACGTGAAGTAGGAATAGAACTTTCAGATGATATTGATGATTTAGATGAAGTTCAAATAAACGCTTGGACATGTGGTAATAGTTTATTGAGAGCAGTAATTAATCCATTTACTCCATACAGGATACCTTACCACGCTTTCCCATATGAAAGAAATCCTTATAACTTCTTTGGTATTGGTGTAGCTGAAAACATGGATGATTCTCAACAGATTATGAATGGTCATGCACGTATGGCTGTAGATAACCTAGCAATGGCTGGGTCTTTGGTGTTTGATGTAGATGAATCTGCCCTAGTTGGTGGACAATCTATGGAAATATATCCGGGTAAAATATTCAGAAGACAAGCTGGAATGCCCGGACAAGCTATACATGGTTTGAAGTTTCCTAATACAGCACCAGAAAATATGATGATGTTTGACAAGTTTAGACAACTTGCAGACGAACAAACAGGCATACCTAGTTATTCACACGGACAAACAGGTGTACAAAGTATGACACGGACTGCTTCAGGCATGTCAATGTTATTAGGTGCATCAAGTTTAAATATTAAAACAGTCGTTAAAAATCTTGACGACTTTTTATTAAGACCTCTAGGAGAAGCTTTCTTTCAGTGGAACATGCAGTTCTTTGAAGGTGGTCTAGATGTCAAAGGTGATTTAGAAGTTAAAGCTACTGGAACTAATAGCTTGATGCAGAAAGAAGTACGAAGTCAAAGATTAACAACTTTCTTACAAACTATACAAAATCCTGCTGTTGCTCCATTTGTTAAAATTTCTAAACTTGTTAGTGAACTTGCCTACAGCTTAGACTTAGACCCAGATGAAGTTTTAAATGACCCTGAAGAAGCAGCTATTATGGCACAAATTATAGGAATGCAAAATGTTGGACAAACAACTGGCGATGAAACTCAAAACCCTGACGGGCAACCAACTAATATGGGAAGCCTTGCTGGAACACCTGCAGAACCTCAAGACCTTGGACCAACAGGCACTGGTGGTGGCAACATCGGAATTGGAAATGTTCCGGTTGCAGGGGAGGATAGCTTCTCTGGTACGCTTAGAGCAGCTCCCGGAGCAGGTTAAGGAAGCAATAAATAGAAAAGAGGAAACATGAGCTTACTAAATAATGACAATCAAAGATACGGATATAAAGATGGAGGCGATGATTTTCCAGATTTAAATAAAGATGGAAAAGTAACTTACGCTGATATTCTTATAGGTAGAGGAGTTAGAGAACAAAAAAGTATTGGTGGTCTTTTAAACAGATTAAGAACTTTAATTAAAGCTGATAAAGATAAAGACATCGATGAAATTTTAGATGAACTTACTCCAGCTCAAATGGACAAATTAACTCCAACAGAAAAAGAACAGCTTCTTGATTTACAACTTGAAAAATATGGTGTAGATGGACCAAAAATTAAAGATATTGATGATGTTTTAGATGAACTTACTCCTGCTGAAATAGACAAATTAAGTCCTTTAGAAAGAGAACAGCTTTTAGACATGGAATTAGAAAAATATGGTATTGGTGGAAGAAAATCTAAATTGACAGGTGGTTTATTATCTGATGATAGACAAACTTATTCAATAGGAAAAGTAGTTAAAAAAGTTGTTGAATCAGATGTTGTACAAAAAAATGTTCCGGGTGCAGATGCTTTACTTGATAGATTATCACCAAAAAGTTTTAGAGATAAAGTTAAAGATGCAGAAGATAGACTTGAAATGTTAAAGAAAGAACAAAATGACATTAGAGAAAAAATGGTTCTAGCTGTTGATGAAAATAAAAAAGAAGGATTTAAAGGTCTTTCATTAGAAGAACTAAAAGAAGTCGAAATGAACTTAAAAAACTTAGAACAAACCTTTAAAACAAATTCAAAACTTATAGATTCTGTAAGAAAAGAATTAAAAGAGTTAGGTATTAATCCAAGAGAAGGAATGGAAGAGGGAGGAATGCTTCCTGATGATGAAATGGAAGATGAATACTTAGATTTTATTTTAGACGAATCATTAGATAGCGAAGAAGAAGACTATTTAATGAAACAATTACAAGGCGATGAACGATTGTCAATGATATTTGACAAAGTAATAGAAGTTGCCTCAGAATTTGCTGGGTCTGGTCCTGTAGAAGGACCGGGTTCAGGAGTCTCTGACAGTATACCTGCAAGGTTATCTGATGGAGAATTTGTCTTTACTGCAAAAGCTGCAAAAGAAATCGGAGCTGATGAATTGATGCGAATGATGAAAGATGCAGAAATGAAAGCAGATGAAAGACAAAAAATGCAGAATGGTGGAGATGTTGAAGAAGAAATGGTTACTATGCAACCTGAACAAGAACCTGCTAGACAGGAAATCAGAGTTGTTAAAGAAACTGTAGATTCACCAAATAGGATGATAGAAGATGAGGATGAAATATCTAAAAGTATTAAATCCAATATGATGCTTGACCCTATGCAACGTCACGTCAGAAGCTAAAATACGAGATAGAGCTACCCTAAAATTAGGCACTCTATTAAAATTAACTTTTGAAAGGCTACCTTTACAAGACAAGCCCTGCAGTGCACAAGCAGCTACCTTGTTAAACGAAGCCCTGAGTAGGAGGAGAATATGACTACACAAGTCAAAGAGGAACAAGCCAATCCTTATAATATGAAAAAATCTTGGCATAAAGGGGATGATAAACGTTTTGTATCATCAAATGAGTTATACTTTGAAGACCCAGCAGAAAAAAACAAATTGTTTAAATCTAGCGATGTCAACGAAGCAGAACAAGAAGATAACGTACAAGTAGAAAACTTGGAAACTGTTAAGGATACTCCTTATAAAAAACCAGACTACAAAAAACGTTATGATGATTTAAAACGTCATTATGACTCTAAACTAAATGAATTTAAGGTTAGAGAACAAGAGTTACTAGAAGAAGCTACTAAAAATAGACAAAACTACAAAGCTCCTAAATCTATAGAAGAACTTGAACAATTTAGAGAAGAGTATCCTGATGTTTACGAAGTTGTAGAAACTGTTTCACATTTAAAATCTCAAGAGCAATCTAAAGATTTACAAGAAAAAATTAACAGACTAGAACAACGTGAAGAGGAATTACTCCGTAAAGATGCTGAAAAGCGATTGATGGAAAAGCATCCTGATTTTGAAGATATTCGCAATAGTGATGATTTTCATAATTGGGCAAAAGAACAGCCTAAGTCTATTCAAGATTGGATATACGAAAATGCTGATGATGCTGATTTAGCTTCAACTGCTTTAGATTTATTTAAAACACATATGGGAATGGATAATTCCAAAAAGACAAAGTCAAATTCTAAGCAGACTAAAAAATCTGCTGCTGATATGGTCTCGACTAAAACAACAACGGTTGAGCCCAAGCAGGAGAAAATATGGTCTGAAACGGAGATTGCTGCTATGAGCATGGATGAGTTCGATAAGTTTGAAGACGAAATCAGCGAAGCTATGCAACAAGGCAGAATCGTAAAGTAACTATTAACTTATAAAGGAGTACAATCATGGCTCAGTTTTTTGAACCAAGTCCTGATACTAATGCTAACTTTGGTAACTCCGTAAGTGGACAAACTAATAGTTTCTTCCTACCTAAGATATATTCCAAAAAGGTTTTAAACTTTTTTAGGAAAGCATCTGTAGTGGAAGCTATTACTAACACCGACTATGCCGGTGAAATATCTGCTTTTGGAGACTCAGTTAGAATTATTAAAGAGCCTGTAATATCAGTTTCTGATTATACAAGAGGTTCTGACACTACTTCCACAAAGTTAACCGACCAAGAAATTTCACTTGTTGTCGATAGTGCAAAAGCTTTCAAATTCATCGTTGATGATATTGAAACAAATATGTCTCATGTAAACTTCAAAGAAGTTGCAACCTCATCTGCTGCTTATGCGTTGAGAGATTCATATGATGCTGCTGTTATCGCTTCAATGTTTAGTGGAGTTTCTTCTTCAAGCCCTGACCATGTCTTGGGTGCCGATGCTTCATCAGCTACTCAAACAATGGGACAACATCAAGGTGGTTCTAATGCTATCGACCTAACAGGTTCTGATGGTACTGGAACAGACCCACTAGATGTAATGTCATTTATGGCTAAATTACTTGACGAGCAAAGCGTACCAGAAGAAGGTAGATGGTTTGTAGCCCCTCCTTCATTCTACAACGAACTTGCACAGTCTGGTTCTAAGTTATTGTCAGTAGACTTTAACGCAGGTCAAGGGTCAATAAGAAACGGGTTGGTTTCTAGTGGTAAACTTCGTGGTTTTGATATGTATAAGTCTAATAATATTGCTGCTACATCTACTTGTACTGGTAAGATTATGGCTGGGCACATTTCATCTACTGCAACTGCTCAAACTATCATCTCAACTGAGGTCCTAAGAGACCCTAGTTCTTTCGGTGATATCGTTAGAGGATTGCACGTATATGGTGCTAAAGTATTAAGACCTGAAGCATTAGTTTCAGCTTTCTATACTGTTGATTAATATCAATACGGGGGAGTCTTCGGACTCCTCCACTTTTTAAGGACACTTATGAAACACAACGAACAACAACTAACGGGTAATCCAAAGCCTAGTGGCAACATTTCATATTACAATACTATCGAAGAAAAAGAAAAAGTATGTAAAGAAATGGTGGGTTATAATACAATGAAATTTAAATACGAAGAAGAAAAGGGGAAAAAATAATGGCAGGACATAAACCAAACGAAAAAATGAAAAAAAAGAAAAGAACACCTATGATGTATGGTAGAACACCGATGAAAGGTGGTGGTAAAAATAAAATGCCTAGATATGGTATGTTTGAAGGTGGAGTTGCATCAGCTATGCCAAAAGCACCTAAATCATAAATGAAAGTTTCAGCACCAAAAGGGTATCATTGGATGAAGTCTGGTAAGTCTTTTAAACTGATGAAAGACCCACGTGGAGGTTATAAACCTCATAAGGGAGCAAGTAAAACTGCAAATTTTGAAATACAAAAGGTTCATAAAAAATAATGGCAACAACATATTTAGATTTAACAAATGAAGTATTAAGAGAACTTAATGAGATTCCTTTAACTTCTGCAAACTTTTCAAGTGCTGTAGGACTTCAGCAGTTTGTCAAGGATGCTATTAACAAGTCTATATTTGATATAGCAAACCAAGAACCACAGTTACCTTTTTTTACAGTAGGTCAAAGTGGAGAAACTGACCCCTTTTATGGAAATGTGACTGTAGCTACAGTAGCTGGTACTAGATGGTACGAACTTAAAGCTAGTAGCTCAAGTGTTAAAGATGATTTTGCATCAATAGATTGGGATGATTTTTACTTAACTACTATTAATGTTTCTGGAGAATCAGCTCCTTTTGTTTCAAGAGGATTACGTTTTTTAAATTTAGCTGATTGGAGAAGATATTATAGAGATAGTGAAAATGAAGATGATGCAAATACACAGTCTTATGGTGAGCCTAAGTTTGTAATTAAATCACCAGACGGCAGGAAATTTGGCTTAAGTCCAATACCTGATAAAGTGTACAATGTTCATTTTTATGCATTTGAAAAACCTACAAAACTTTCAGCTCATGGAGATACAGTTGTATTTCCTGAACAATACACGAATGTTATAACTGCTAGAACAAGATATTATGTTTGGCAGTTTAAAGAATCTCCACAACAAGCAGCTTTTGCTTTAGATGATTATAAAAAAGCACTAAGAAGTATGAAATCTAATTTGATTAATCCTACTCCTCGTGCTATGACAGACGATAGAAAATATTTTTAAATTATGGCACGTTCTCAACCTTACACAGTAGCGTGTGATGGAGGATTAGTAACAGCATCTAATCAGATAGACTTACTTAAAACTCCGGGTGTAGCTACTGAATTAAAAAACTTTGAAGTTTCTATTGAAGGTGGGTATAGACGTATCAATGGATTTTCAAAGTTTGGTGGTGGTAGTGCAGCTTTACCAACAGGTAGTGTTACAAATGTATTAGGAGTAATACCTTATGGTGATGGAGTTGTAGCTTGTGCAGGTACAGGAATATTTTTTAGTCAAGATGGCACAAGTTGGACCAACATAAGTAGAAGTTCGGTTTCTGGAAGTGGTGATAATCATACTGCTTTTACAGGTCGTAGCACACTAACTAGAACTTCTCAAGGTCAAGTAAACTTTGCAATTTTTGAAGGTGCTACATTTGATTATGGTTTATTAGTAATATGTGATGGAGCTAATAAACCTTACTTCTTTAGAATGGAAGGCACAGGTTCTTTTACAGGTAGAACTTTTTTTGCAGGAGAAATAACTGTAACAGGAACAAAGTTTGCAACTCATGCAGCTATTCACGACAAACATTTAGTTGTTGCAGGAGTTGAAGACAATTTAAATAGTATATTTTATAGTGGTACACTAGACCCAACAGACTTTACAAGCACGGGGTCAGGTTCAATAACACTAGAAGACCAAGTAGTAGGTATAAAAAGTTTCCGTGATGAACTGTTTATATTTTGTGAAAATAGCATATTCAAGTTACAAAATATAAATAGCACACCGGTCATTGTACCAGTTACTAAAAATATTGGTTGTCTTAGTGGACAAAGTATACAAGAGATAGGTGGTGACTTAATATTTTTAGCACCTGATGGTTTTAGGACAGTAGCCGGTACAGCAAGAATCGGAGACGTTGAGTTAGGAACTGTATCAAAAGCAATACAACCTTTACTAACTACATTAGCTGAAAATATAAATACTTTTACTATCACAAGTTTAGTATTAAGAGACAAGTCACAATATAGATTATTCTATACTGACACTACAACCCCAACAAGTTTGCAAAGAGGTATTATAGGAACATTAAGACCAAACGGTTTTCAATGGTCAGAAACTAGAGGTATATCAGCAACAGCTACTGGCTCTGGTTTTAATGAGAATGGTATTGAAGAATACTATCATGGAGATTCGACAGGTTATGTATACGTACATGATTCTGGTAATGATTTTGATGGTAGTAATATTTTAGCCAGATATGCCACACCAGACTATGATTATGGTGATTTTGGAACATTAAAAACTTTACACTATGTAAGAGTTTCAGTTTCAGCAGAGGGTGTTGTAACACCAGAGTTACAAATTAAATACGACTTTGGTAATACAAGTATTCCACAACCAGCAAGTAATTTTAGTTTTGGCACAATAAACCCACCGGCAGAGTTCGGTGAAGCTGTCTTTGGCACAAGTGTCTTTG